CGCCGGCCGCCTGGCGGATGGCGAGCAACACGGATGGTGCCGGGCCGAAGCCGCTCTCATTGGCGCCGATGCGTGCCGCAATCTTGCGGCCGTGCTGACGCTCGAGGGCTTCCGGGCCGACAAAGGGAACGCTGGCCGGCAGGGATTGGATGAGTGGCGTGAAGCGTGAGAATGCGGACATCTTGAAAAACCGTACTCCGTTCGGAAATGCCCGCGGAACTTATCGCATAAGGATGGGAATCGGAATCGACGCAGAGAAAGAATTCCCCCGGAAGAAGTCAGTGCACTTGGCGTTGTGACGTTTCATGCGCGACGGACAAGACCTTTCCCGATTGCCCGATGCGGTCCTAGTTCTCATATGACTCGGGGGGCGCCGCGGCCCGAAGCGGATGAAAATCGGATGATTTCCTGAAATTCGACAAAAAAATCTTGCATTGGAAACGCCGTGACACTAGTCAGGCGCTAACGGAGAGGTGGCCGAGTGGTCGAAGGCGCTCCCCTGCTAAGGGAAACTAACCGAGATCTCCGCAGACACATTTTCCCTTTCAGAAACAAATGTTTAGATTGATCGCTGATCATCGCCGAAATCAGCTGTTTGCGGATTTTTTGTTTCGGCCATCGAAATCGTGAAACTGCCTGAAGTCGAAGCTGTGCTTTATGGCCTCAGCTCCAAGGCTCGGAGCCGCAAGTTTCACATAGCGCTCCCACTCCGACGAATCCCACCCGCCTTCAGCCTTCAGGCGAACAACGTCCTTCGTCTGGCTATAGAACCAGGTCGCCCATGAGTGGCGCGCGGTGTGCGGCGTGTAGACGGTGTTATTCAGACCGATCTCAGCCACGGCCCGGTTCCAAAACCCGAACCGGTATCCACGGTCCTCTTTCTTCGCGTACGGCCTGCCATCGTATCGGAGGAACAACGGACCCCGCTGGCCGAGGTTCGGGAGCGTCGAGCACGCGGCGATGACGCGCGGGCAGAGATTGACCATGCGCTCCTTGCCGCTCTTTGTGTCGCGCAGGATGGCGTAACGGTGGTCCAGGCTGATGTCGTCGCGGCCGTCGATCGAGAGGGTTTCGCCGATGCGCGATCCCTGCCCAAAGAGGAACGTGACGAACGCCGGCGCCCATGGATTCGGGTATCTGGCATCCATGATGCGGCCCAGCATCTCCACGGCCTGATCCGGCCGAAAGAAGTCGGTCCGCTTCTGGCTGTCCTCCGGCCTCTCGAATTGCTGCTTGACGCCGTTCTTCCGCAGCACTGCGATCACCGGCGCATGAAACTGCCGGCGACGCGTCGCGCTGTTCGGATAAGCGCGCAGGCCCTCGTCATCGATCAGTTCCTGTGTGATCTGATCGACCGGCTTCTTCGAAAGGTTGCGGAAGCGTGAGTGCAGTTCGAACGTTCCGTCCTTGTTCGCGCGGAGAAACCGCGCTTCACCTCCAAGCTTTACGTATCTTTCTGCCGCCTGGCGGAACGTGAGAGCGGGTTCCTTACCGGTGATATTGCGCTCCGCGACCTCGTTTTCGATTTGCCGCTTGATGGCGTCCGCTTGTTCCCGGTCCCGGACCTTTGTGGAGCGGCGGACCTCAACTGGATGAGGTTTTCCATTTCGCCAGACAGTGACGGTACCGGAGACATAGTAAATTCCGTTGTCGTGTCTGGTGATCTTGAGGGGCATTGAACCATCTTCTCAGCAAGGAGCCGCACTTGATCGGGGCGGAGCTTAACCGATCGTCCGCAGCGCACAAAGGGTATCTCGTGGCGCCGAATCAACTCGCGCACCAGGCGAACGGGATTGCCGACATCCTGCTCGGTGATGCCGAGGAGGGCGGCGGCTTCGTGAAGGGGGATGGGGGTAAGGTTCATTCGTCCCCTCCTGATGGTGGAGATGGTAGGGGCTGCCAGTGCCGCGGATTGAGCCAGCCAATATCTGTGCCGTCCGCGTGGAATTTCTGAAATCCGGCTTCCTCCGTTCCCCAGCCCGAGAAGACTTCGCCGTTGGATAGGCGAAGCAGGATGCGTGTCCCATCCCTCGGCGCCGTCTCGATCGGCTGCCAACGGTCGCGCTCCCGTTCGCCGGCAATCGCCCTTCCGATCGCCAGCAGCGTTTCGATGTGCGTCATGGGCCGAAGCGGACCGGCTATAGCCTTTGCTGCCGTGCGGATCTCCTCGGGAAGAGCGTACCATTCGCGCGTTTCGGGGCTGGCGTTGGTGAGGTCGGGGATCATGGCTTCTTCTCTGCCTTCGTGCGAAACACGGCCGCGCAGATTTCATGCATAGCGCGCTTCCGCGTCTCCGATTTGCGGACATATCGGGCGGCTTCGCTGTCGTGGTAGGCTGCCGCCTCCTCAAACGCCTTCCGCCGGCCGCGCTGGTGAGAAGCGCTCAAGGCGTCCCAAGCGGTGGCCTTGTCGGTAGAAATCGATCGCAATTCGGAAAGCTGGCGGGTGAGGCGCTCGATCTCGTCGGACGCCTCTCCAAAAATGCGGCTGCCTAGAATACGCTGCTGGCTATGGGCGTCTGCGTCCCGCAATCTCTCGATCAAGCAGACCGGCGCTGCCTCCTGTGCGGCGAGGGCGGCTTCAACAAGGGAGCGGACTATGTTGCGCGTAGACCGCTTGCCCTCGTCGCTCCAAACGCTGAAGTCTTCTCCATAGAAGCTGATGCACGCCGCCTCGATCATCTTCTCCGTTACCATGTCACTTCTCCTCTGCGCGATATGCAGCAAGGGCGGCGCGGGCTTCCACGCAATCGGTCATGCTGAGCTCAGCCGTTCCCGTCACCTTTTCCCATACGTACAGTGTGTCGCCGTTTGGCGGTGCCGTGTCGTTGTGGAGTTCGGCGATCTTTGCAAACGGCTCCAGCGCTCGGGCCAGCCGCTCTATTGTGGCCTGTGCGGCGTCCGTATCGGCGAGTGTGGAGAGGGCGCGGATGTATTTGCGAAGGGCCGCTTCTGTGCGCTGGCACTCGTCGCGTTCTGGCTGCTGCGCGAATTTGTGGCTTCGCCCGAGATTGTAAGATGCCTCGGCGAACTCCATTATCAGCCGATCAATGTCCTTCCCCTCTACCCCCGCCGGCTCATCGATCAGGCAGGAGCGGATGCGGGATAGTCGTTGCAGAGCTTTGCGGATGACCTCAATACGGTGTGGGTGCTCCGCGCTTCCTTCTTCGATCCACGCCAACTGGCAAAGAGCCATCTGCGCCTCGTCTGCGGGAGACAGATCGTTTTCGGTATACTCATTCATTGCTGAAGTCCTTTCTTCGCGCGAAGGACGGACGGGCTGAGAATGTCGCCGCCCATAGACCGATAGGTGAGGCAGCCGTTTTCGGCGTTGAATGTGCCGTCGAGGAAAAGCTCGGCGCCCTCACTCATGAAGCGGTCGATGTGCTCGGGATTGGCGGCAAGGACCGAAACGATCTGGCCGGCGAGTTCCATAGCGGGCTCACCCGCTTGCCAGCCGACGGCGTTGGCCACCTGAGCGATTTTCTCGACTATTTCCCTCATACCTCGTCCCTCGACCGGAGCGCGCCGACTGACGCCAAGCGCTGGTTGATGATGGCAGTGCATCTGACGATTGCCTCTGCCTCGTCGAAGTCGCAGAACACGCCCCAGAGGGCATTTGCGAGTTCGTGCGGGTCGATCCCCTTCGAGGCCCAGTAATCCCGCTCCGATCCAAGCTTGCCGGAGTGCTGCAGGTCATGTTCTGCGGGCGACAGGGGAAGTGCGAACCGGTCGGGAACCTTTGTCCCTTTCCCGCGGCCAAAGGCTCCATGCCATGTGCTCGGGTAGGAGACATGGGCGGCCTGGACACCGTAGACGCCAGAGACCGCGCAGGGGAGGTGGTGGAGAAACGCCAGATAGGCGGGCTTCTTGGCTGGCCTACGAACCGGCGTCGGATCGGGGCGTATGAAATTGGCAACACGGGACGCCATGTTCTACTCCATCATCTGTCGTTTGCACGGGCCATCGCACCAGAACCGAAGGTGGTTCTTCCGGCCGGCGAGGCGCGCGTGAAGGAAACCGTCGCACTGGGGGCAGCGGACGCGGGCGGCGGTGAGGCCGTTCTTGATCATCTGGGCCTTCATCTTCATGCCGTCGGTTATCGTCGACATGATCGAGGCTTTGTCGAAGGAGGCGCTCATGCTGCCACCTTCTCGATCTGGTCGATGTTTTGCTTGATGACCGTGAAAGTGTAGGCGGCGACCCAAGGGTTGGCGTCCCATGCGCCGCGCCCGTTGATATGGTCCCATAACAGCTGGTAGCTGTCCCTTGCATTGGTGCAGCACTGTGCGGGGACTTCGCGTCCATCCACAAAGGTGGTCATGAAGGTTGCTATCCCGTACGGGTAAAAACCCGAGTGAAGCCGCTCCACCCCTTCCGCGATTGCGTCTTCCTCGCTGATGTCCTGCAGCCGCTCGACGCGGACGTCGGTGACGATCAGAGTCAGGCGGGATGCGTGCCGTGGCATGAAGATCGACGGCTTCCAACGTGAAACCTCACCATCAACCGTTCCGCCGTCGGCGCGATAAAAGCCGCCGTCGATTATGGCCTGAGGGCCTGGGTCATTGTGCGTGAGATATGTCAGGGGCGCCCAAGTCTCGCGTACCCACAGGCGGTCGCCGATCGAGAAGCGCGGCCGCAGCCAATAATGCTCGCCGTCAGCATTGACGGGCCAGCGGCGCAGCGGTCTTGGCGGGCTCTGCTCTTCTTCGGACCAAGCCCAAAGGCCCGAAGGAACCCACTGCTGAAGAGCGTTGAGCATCGTGGGCTGGTGGCAGCTCGTGGCCCACTCCGTAGGCTGTGGCTTCAAGAGCCGCCGCGTCTGCGATTTTCTACCCTCCAAGAGGGCTCTAACCATCGGAGCGCTAAACAGAATAGGTCTATCGGTCATAGCCATACCTCTCTGCGTGCATGTCCGGCGCGTGGTGGCGCGCGTGTTCGGATTGTGTCATCAGTTCGAGATTGGCGGGGTCGTTGTTCCCCTTATTGCCGTCCCGGTGGTGAACGATCTCGTCGTTGCGAAGGCGGCGGCCGATCAGCTTTTCCATGACAACCCGATGCTCAAGGCGGTCGCCTTCATCCGTACAGACCAGCCAATATCCATCGCTCCGGCGGCAACGGCCGCCTTTCCAGGACGGATTCGCTTCGCCACACATCCGCCCCGGCCGCTGCTTCGCGGGGCGCCGCTGGACTCCTTCACGGCCGAGAGCCTTCGCCAGTGTCGGGCGACTGACCCCGTAGGCGGCGGCAAGTTCTGCTATTGTCTCGCCGGCGCCGTACCGCGCTGCGATCTCCGCGTCAGGTAGTGCAACCACGCGCTCCGCATTGTGCTTTGCCACGTCGTATCTCACGGGCGGGCCCCGTCGAGCAGCGCGCGGACCATCGGGCCGGAAAAGAGAATAGGACGGTCGGTCATGCTGCGCTCCTGTCAAAGGAGACGTGCGTGCCGTCGGGGCAAACCATCTCAAGCTCATGAGGAACGCGACGGCATTCGGCCTCGGCTTCGGCGCGGGTGTAGCGGCCGGCGCCAGCCGTATCAGATGAGTAGCCAGCATATTGTGACCGGTAGTAAGCCTGGTTGTCGCGCGCCCAGATCATGTAGGTCTGCTCAGTGCCGAAGATGATCGTCTTCAGAACATGAGCGCGCTGATAGTCCATTCGCTTGACGGCGATCTGCAATTCCGCCTCGAGGCGATTGCGGCGCGCACGCTCGTTGCGCTTCGTGCGGAGATCGACGGGAGCGGCAGTTAGCAGGTAAAAACAAGCCTCATTGAACAGCTTCCCGCCCGCAATGACCCACCACATGTTGTTGATGTTGTAGTAGGCGGTCCCGCGAACTATCCGTCCCTTGAGATCGGCAAACCAAACCGTCTGGCCTTGCTCAAGAAGAGCGCCGTCTTTCGCCCTACGGTTAGAATCGTAGGAGCAAACGGGGCGGCCCAACTCCTTGTCCTTGTGCCAGCTCTCCGCGTACCTTTTTTCGATGCGCTGCATAGCCGGTAGGTCCTGCTCATCGCGGCGCTCGACCTTCACAGGCGCGAGTGTTTTGAGCCATGCGGTGATGCGGCGGAACTCTAGTTCGACCCGCAGACGGTCAAGCTTCGCCATTCGCTTCAGCTTATTGAAGTCGTACCGCCTGCCGTTACGGTTCTCCTGTTTGGCCGTCGTTGACCAGAATTCGACCTTGACCGTCCTTCCGGCCAACTCGATCTCGCAACGAAGCGTCCCGCGCGCGCCGAGGCGATAGTTGTGGCTGATGCATCTATGGCGATGATGCACCTCGGGATTGCGACGGATGGACCAGCCACGGCTACGCATGCGCCGGATCAGTTCGGCGTAGACTTCGGAGCGGAGCGTCTCGTCCCGCGCGTCGTCCTGCCAGATGCCGAGGTGGGAGTCATGAATGTTGACGCTGATGGGCTTTCTCATGCCGCGCGCTCCTCGGCTAGGAAGGCCAGCGGATCGAAGCCGACGGTGTCGGCGATCAGCGCCATGGCCTGGTTCATGAATCCGCAGAACTCGGCATGCTCCATCTTGTCGAGAGCGATGCTGTCCGGAACGAGAGTGATTTCGCCGGTGCGCATGTTCACGACCTGCTCGCGGTAGCCGAGGGTCATCTTGATGTCGCGATGCAGGTTTTCGGCGCTCGACCACTTCTGAGTAACCTTGACCACCAGGCCAAGAGCCTTCCAGTAGGTGCGGAGCTGCCGATCAGACCGCTTGGTGACAGGCACGATCTCGAAGATTGAACCTTCCGGGATCGACGCCAATTTCTCGGCATCGTCCTGAGTATGGGCCCGGAGGCCGCGCGGCGTCATGATCGCCTGGATCAGCGGGGGCTTTTCCTTCTTCCGCATGATCAGCCACCGTTCATCGGCGAAAGCTGTGCAAGCCGGCGCATCTTGATTGCGAAGGCGGCGTCGATCATATCGGCGTGGTCATTGGTTTCGAGCACGGCCGGGGCGTCGAAGTCGGTCCAGATCTCCTCGACCTCCACCTCATCCTTGGCGCCGGCGAGCGACGTTTCGAGTTGCTCCATGAAATCCCCAAGGTCGAAGGCCGGCTCATCCTCGACCGCAGGCTCGGCTTCAATGGTCTTCGATGCCTGTTCCGGCGGCGCTGGCGGTACCGGCGGCTTTGGAGGCTGGGCAGCCTTCGCCGGCGTGATGTCGCGCATCGTCTCGACTTCGTCGATCTCGCGCACCTCGAACTCGTCGCGGATGCCGCCGAGGACGTCGCCGAACAGTTCGCGAAGGCAATAGCCGGCGGCACGCCACGCGAGCATGCGCTTAGGGAAGCGATACCAGGGACTATCGTTCGGCTTCGTTTCGTTCTTCTTGTCCCACTTGTTCCACTTCGTGACCATGGCCTCGGTCTGCCAGAGGCCGGCGCGGACAGCGTCATCCTGCGAGAACTCGACACGCTTCTCTTCGCCGGTGTCGTTCCGCTTCGCCTCGCAAAAGCCGACGAGCTTGCCGCCGATCTCGTCGCAGCCGGTGCGCAAATACTCGACGCGGCCAGACATGCGAACGACGTTGATCAGTCCGTCTCCGTAAAGCGCCGGCTTTCCATTGATGACCGTGAAGCTCCGAAGGCTGACCATCGGCTTCAAGCCGAGCTCGGCGCCGGACATGATGGCGACCGCAACCGCGCTTGCGGCATCGTCGCCGGTCAGCTTGCCGATGAGCGCCGACGGCGCGAGGCCGGAGGCGACGACCGCGCGCGCGACGCGGAACGTCTCTTCGAAGGTCTGGGGAACGATAGCCATGACGCTACCGCCAGCGGAAAGGGCGGGAATATGCGCGTTCATGCCTCTTCTCCTTCGACGGCTTCCGGCTCGACGAGGCGAACGATCGCCTTTTGCGCCATTTCGGAATTCGGCTTGATTGCCATGACCTCGACGGTGGTTTCGCCACGCGCCGTCTCCACGATGACCTTGTCGCCGACTGCGACGGTGAGGTCTCCGGGGATGAAGTAGTCGTAAGTCTTCTCGTCCTTCTGCCACTTGAATTTGACGGCGGCGACGAGGAGGGGTGTTGCTTCGATCATCAGGCGGCCCTCTGCTCTTCGATGCGCTCGACACCATCAACGTCGACACCGGCGCGGATTGCGCGGTTGGCGAGCGTCTCGACGAGCGCTTTCATTTCGGGGTGGTTGCCCAAGGCCTTCAGGGCCTTGTCGTAGTCGACGATGCGAGCCGATAGGAACGTGCGGAGGCTGACACGGGCACCGGTGCGGCCGGCCTGGGCGTTCTTCGCCTTTGCTGCCTGTTCCTGCTTGTCGGCTTCCTGTTGCAGGCGTTCCGCTGCGGCTTGCGCTGCAGTGTCGCTGGCGTCAGCCTTGGCGGCCATCTCCTCGGCCGCGCGGCGCTTTCGTTCGGCTTCGTCGCGTTCACGCTGCTGGCGCTCGTATTCAAGGCGCTGCTGCTCTTGCAAGAACGGCGTAACGTGCGCCTTAAGCTTCTTCGCAAGCGTGTCCGGATCCTCTTTGAGGCCGCGCCACTTGTTGTCGACGTTGCGGCCGGCATCGAGGTGCGGTTGCTTCTCGACCTTGTGCAGGTCGGTGGCCTTGTTCTTGATTGCCGTCAGCCGCTTCGACCAGATCGCGGCCTTATCAGCCTGATCCTGCGTCGTAACGGGCGTTTTCATGAACGCCTCGGCCTGTTCCTTCTCGGCCTCATACTCCAGCTTGAGGGCTTCGAACGGATCGGCCGGAAGATTGTGGCCGATGGCGGCGATCGGCGGCTCGTCATCCCAGCCGGCACCCTCGATGGCCTTCTGGTAGGCTTCGTAGCTCACCGGATGCGTGCGGCAGAAGTTCCAAGCGTCGGCTGCGTCGACCATGCGTTCGCCGCGCATCGCAAGCCAGCCGCCGGCCTCGTCGAGCCAGATCGCCACCGGTTCCCACTGGCCGCCCTTGAAGCGGGTGCGGTAATAGCCCTGCTGGGGAACGCCTTCATGCATCGGGCCGATGTTGCCGGCCAAGGCGTTCTGCCACCACGCCCAAGGATTGGTATCTGTCATTTCCATCCGATTGACTCCTGGTTGATGATGGCTGCGCGCTGCATTGCGCTTTCGGTTCTGAGGAGCCCCACGGCCATGAGACCGAGGAGGGCGGCGAGGAGGATGAGGGAGGTTGCCGTTGTGGTGGTGGCCCTGTTGAACTGCTTGAGCGCTTCAAGATCGTCGTCGCGATCGACAGCGCAGCGGTTGCAGGTGCAGCCGAACTCGGAGGCGGGGCAGGTGGTGCGGGTCATTAAAACCCGCTCCCGAACTGCTGGGGGTGATTGAGCGTCGAATAGACCTGCCCGCGTACTGGCGCTTCGAATTCCTTCTCGCGGTTGATCGCGAAATAGACGTCATCGACGAGCTCGGATGCCGGCACGGCCTCGCGCTGGAAGACGTCTCCGTCGGCGCCGAGATGCCAAGCAAGCGAAGCCAGATCGGAATAGGTGCGCTGGATGAACTCCTTTAGCGCGGCCTGTGCCGCAGCGTCCGACGGGTCGCAACGCATGGCGTGCGACAGACGGGCTGCGTTGTCTTTGATGTTTTGGCAGGTGCCGTGGATGCTCATCGCTTCATCTCCGGAAGTAACCGTGTTCATGTCTTGATAGGACTATAGGAATTTGCCTATTCTACTGTCAATAGGGAAAATAGGAAATAGCCTATCAGGATAGGAACTTTGTTTTTGCGGAGAGGAGGGGGTGCGCTGAATAACGAAGCGTGACCGCGCTACGCGAAATGTGATCGCTTCGATCCGGCGTGCGTTTTCAGCAACATCGCCGGCGAAATAGGAGCGCTGCCCTAAATGCCTATGGGTTCTCTTCTGTGGATTGTCACGCCGCTGTCACAAAGCGGGGCGGCAGTGCCGGCGCCAGCGCCTCGCCAATGAAAGGAGCGGCTGAGTGTGACAATCCACAGGCTTTCCCGTGCCGAGATCTATGGTGTCGCGTGCTCAAGTCGCTGCGCTAACGTGCGCGGGCGCTCCAATGCTGAGGGGTGTGTTTTCAAGTTTGCACGAGGGGCAAAATGCATGATCTTTTCAATCCGAGAATTCCGCCTGAGAACCTCATGTCCGGACGCTTTCGCGTTCATGCGGTCAAGTCCGACACCATGGAGCCCGCGCTCCGCGGCGGCCGCGACTATGCGCTTCTGGCGCCTGTAACCGCATACCAGGGCGAGGGGATTTATCTCGTCGACGACGGCCTATCGCTCGACCTCTATCGGGTGAGCAGCACGCTGGAGAAGGGCGGCGCCCTTTGCCTATCCAGAGAGAACCCGCGTTATGGTGCGCGGACGATCGGACGGGAAGAGTTCAATGATCGGGTGGTCGGGATTGTTGTGGCCGACATCAAGGTGCGCAGCGAGCGCTTCCTGGCTAAACCGTGAACCGGCCTATGTAACGGCCAACAATGTTGATTTCGTCGAGCGTCAACTCGCGCTCTGAGTGGCGCGGGTTGTCGGAGATTATTTTGACGGTCACCATCTCGGCGCCCGGCCTCGACGTCACCTCGAGCCTCTTCACGACGACACCACCGAACTCATCGGCCAGGGCATAGACCCCATCGGGCGAGGGCACGCGATGGCGCGTGTCGACGAATACCACGTCACCGTCACCGATCGTCGGCGCCATGGAGTCGCCCTGGGCAGGGAAGGCCGCAACGTGAGGCGCCTTTACGCCCATTCTCGCAAGCATCCACTCGGGAAGGCGCCAGTGATCGCGAACGACTTCCTTGGAGAAGGTTATGCCGTTCTTGGTCGTGTGCTCCAGCGCAACGAAGCCGCCGGCGCCGAGACCCGCGACGAGATCGATCTCGGGGATTTCGTCGCTTTTGCTTTGGCTGGGAGGCACCCTTGCCGGTGCGCCCAAATCCTCCTCGGGTAAGTCGAGGATCTCCGCCAAGCGAGACCGGACATCCTCTTTCAGCTTGGCCGGCACGTTCCTCTCCATGAACTGCTGGAGGTAGGCCGCATTCTTCCCGAGCTCCAAGGAGACCTCTTTGTAATTGAGGCCCCGCTCCTGCATTCGCTTCAGAATCGTTTTTCTCACCTGGTCCATGAAAAAATCACTGGCATAGGAATTGACAGGAAGCGAATAGGAATGTACCTATCACTGATAGTGATAGTCCTATTAGGAATGGTGAACGTGTCCGAGATCGACGCCTTCAAGGCCAGTGTGGAAACCTTCATGGCAGAGCGGAACATGACGCCGACGAACTTCGGCAAGCAGTTCGCCGGAGATCCGCTTTTCGTTTTCCAGTTGAGGGAAGGCCGCGAGCCACGAATGCAGACGCGGCAGCGCATCCTTGAAGCGATGAACGCTGCGGAGGCGAGCGCGGCATGACCGGCTCAACCTTCCAGTTCGCGCAGGTCTCGGCAGAACTGCCAAGCCATATTCTTCGGCATCCTGATCCGAACCGCGATCATCGCCTTGATCTGCCCGTCGCCGTTTCGGGACATGGCGCCGAAAGAGATGCGCACGATGTCGTTCTCGTCGACTTCCAGCTCCGTGATCAGGTCGACGTAGAGGGCCGGCGCGCCCTCGTCGAAGATGAAGACGGGCTCCTCAGGGGTTCCGAGCTTTCCGACGCTGGGCATGCGGCCTCCTACGTGGCTGGGAGAGTTGATTGGCGCGCCCGTCGGGCTGCGATCGTCGAGTTCAACCGTATGGCGGAGGGCGCAAGATGACCTCCGAAGCTACCTACGCCATGGAATGGCGGGTTTGCGAACGGTTCCCTGATTTTGAGATTTCCGAATGGGGTGATCTCAGGCGTCGGGTCGAAGCTCCGCACCGCAGCGTTGGCGATCGCCCGCGCGGTTACATCGATGCTGACGGATATCTGCGCTATTCGCTCATCACCCCAGATGGGCACAAAACAAACGCCACGGCTTATCGCCTGGTCGCTGAGGCCTTCATCGGCCCAGCGCCTACCGACGCTCACGAGGTCGCACATCGCAACGGTTCCAGAGCTTGCGCCCATTACAGCGAACTTCGTTGGGCGACCCGGGCCGAGAACCACGCTGACATGCTCGTTCATGGCACCGCTCCCTCAGTCGGGGAGAGGAACCCAAAGGCGAAGATAACCGAGAGCGATGTCGTTGCGATCCGGCGCGAGTACCGCGCCATCAAGAACAGTCGCGGCGCGCGAAAGGTATCCGAACTTGAGGAAAGATACGGGCTGCACCGCGCAACGGTCATCAGCATAGCTCGCGGAAAGTCGTGGCAGCACATCCCGATGGAGAGCTTCCAATGATCACGCGCAAGGGACTGGCCGATGAAATTGACCAGATCGACGAGGCGATAAAAGCCTACAACGAGAGCAAGCGCGAAGCCTTCGACGCATACCGCGATCAGCTGATCGCTGCTGGCGTCGCAAAGCCGAACGTCAAAATCGAGATCGAGGCCGTTAAGGCGGCCATCCGCCGGCGCCGCGCCGTCCGCAAGGACGAAGCTGCCGAGATCGAAAAGAGCGAACTTATCGATGAGATCTTCGATGAAATCACGACCGTCGCTCGTGCGCCGCGCGCACACGTAGAAAACATTGGGAAATTTGACCGCGAGGCCCGCGCCAAGCTCCGCACGTCCGAAGCTATGGACGACAACAAGGCATTCTCTGCCGAGTTGGTTGCTGCTGGCCTGATCTCGGAAGGGGCGCACGCCGAGAACATCGCGCTCTCCGATGCTGTTGCCAGGAAGCTCGGAGCCGGCGTGATCGATCCCGAGACCGGCGAAATCCTCGACGACATTGAAGCTTCGGCCGGCCTGACTCCAGCCGTTGCAACCTCGCTGGCAGCGCGCGAGGCCGAAGAAAGCGCTGTTTCCAATTCCGAGATCGCCTCTGCCTCTCAGGGCGAGACCGAATCCCCCAGCGCTGAGGCGGAAGTCGCCGGCGCCAACGCAGGAGGAGGATATGTAGAAAGCAGCGCGGAGCGCGCGTCCGTCGCAAACAACGTCGCCAACGCCGCGAAGAGCGTGACAGCCGGAGAGACGGCAACCAATTCCATCAACAAGCCGAAATACGTCCTCCGGCCTCACTGCCTCAATCCGGGGGAGGCCTGCGGAGGCTATAGCGACAAGCATTGTCATGCCTGCACCGTTGCCATGCGCAAACGCGAGCAAGCGGAGGAAGTCGCATGAGCGAGTACCTCCGACCATCCAAATCAGAAGACGCGGCAGCTCAAAGAAGCATTGAGGGCAGGGTGGATTTCCATCGCGCCCAAGTGAGCCGCGCCGCTCCGTCCAATCCAAGTTCAGATCAGAAGAGGGCTGCATGACCTGGTCCATCCTCATTGCATCCGCTGGCGCCGTTCTCTGGATGGCAGCACTGACCCTGATCATCCCCGGCTTCGTTGAACGTGAGTTCCGGAGGAACGGCTACCGCGCAAAGGATTGAGCGCTTTCACCTCCTCCCAAGGCGCTCAACGCTGGTCCCGGTCATCCTCCTCCCGGCCGGGACCAGCAACTCTCAATCGGATCCGCTTGTTCGCCAGTCTCATGACCACGGCTTGAACAGCGTCTCCCAATGAAATTGCCGGTGACGACGAGGGCGCGTGACCGGCGGCAGGAGCGGACGTTGCGGCGGTGGTCCTGCGAAACGGAAAGACCCGGGAGGGACCGGCAGCCGTTGGCGCGGCGCCGTCCTCTCCTTCAGAAGTGAAGTTCCTGTGCATGACAGTGTCTCCTAAGCAAAGAGACATTCGCACAGGAGGCAGACAAGGTGTTGTCGAAGCGTGACAAGAAGTTGTCGAGTAAGGACAAGGTAATGAACGACACATTACGCGCCCAGCAACTGTTTTTGGAGGCGTATCCCGAGATCCGCTACGGGAGCGTCAAGGAACTTTATCGGCAAGCCCACAAGTTCATTTCCAAGCATGTGACGAAAGAACTGACCTTCCGGCGAATCCGCTCGATCAAGGAAGGCAAGGCCCGCCGCATCGATGGCGAAGAATTGGACGCACTGCGACTGGCAGTAATCGAGGAGAGCAAGCGTGAACAATCAGAACTCCGTGCCCGTCTGGCTGCGCTGGATGCGAAACTTGCCTCTGTCGATGCGGCTGATGCTCGCGCGACGGTGGCAGCGCATCGCAAAAGAGCGCGCTGATTGGGTCGAGTTCATTGCTCCGGAGCTGAAAGACGAGGGCGGACAATGAGCATCCATCAGCCAGATCGGTTTGAAGCCATAAACATCTGTAGCCTACGAATGCCGATAGCCGTGACCGAGGACATCGAAAGGTTGATCTCCGCGAACGCGCCGGTCGCTGTCGGCGTCTCCGGTGGTAAGGACAGCCAGGCCGCGGCCCTCGCGACCTTCCACCACCTCGACACCGTCGGCCACACTGGGCCGCGCATCCTCATCCACGCAGATCTTGGCGCAGTTGAATGGGACGACAGCCTGCGCATTTGCGAGGAGCTATCTGACCACCTCAATTGTGACCTCGTCGTTGTGCGTCGTAAGGCAGGCGACTTGATGGACCGGTGGGAACGCCGATGGGTCTTGAGCAAGAGCCGGTACGAAACCCTCAGCTCTGTCACGCTCATTCCGTGCTGGTCTACTCCCTCCATGCGCTTCTGCACGTCCGAGCTTAAGACGCATGTCATCATGGCGGAACTGAAGAGGCGCTTCAAAGGGCAGAAGATCCTGAACGTGATTGGGGTCCGCCGCGATGAGAGCGCAGCTAGAGCCCGCATGTCGATTGCTGATCCGGACTCTGCCGCGCAGGTGTGGACATGGCGTCCGATCATCGAACGGACCACGGACGAAGTCTTCGGCATGATCGATAGCTCCGGCTTGCGGCCACATCCTGCCTACCGCGTCCATGGAATGACCCGTGTGTCTTGCCGGTTCTGCATCATGTCGAGCATCGCGGACCTCACAGCGGCGAGCGCCGTTGAGGAAAGTCACGACATCTATCGCCGGATGGTGAAGCTCGAGGCGGACAGCAGCTTCGCATTCCAGGGGTCTCGCTGGCTCGGCGACGTCGCACCCCACCTGCTGTCCAGCGATCTCAAGGAAGCGATGGAGGTGGCGCAGAATCGCGCCGTCTTGCGCAGGGAGATCGAGGGCCGGGTCACCAAGCCGATGCTCTACGTCAAGGGCTGGCCAACGCGCATGCTGACGAACGACGAGGCTGAGATCCTGGCCACGGTCCGCAACAAGGTCACAGAGCTCTACGGCTTCGATTCCAACTGCCTGACCGTCGACAGCATTCACCAGCGCTATGCCGATCTACTCAGGGAGAGGACGGCGAGGGAGGCAGCATGACCATCACCCTATATCGAACGGAGGCATAGCGATGGCAGAGCATCTCCTTTTCAGTGAGCATCTAACCGCAAAGGAAGTTCATAGGCCGATCGCCGAGACCTATCTCGGCCAGGCACATATCGCCGGTACCGGCCCAGAAGGCAAAACGTGCCGCGAGTGCATATTCTGGCACGTCTGGAAGTCGAAGAAGCTGGCAGGGGGTATCGAAAAGGTGCCCGCCGATCCTGGCTATTTCGGCGCGCGCCATGCCAAGACGCCGTGCGAGCTGAAGAAAGCCCGCTGCAATCGGCCGATCCTGAACAAGGCCAATCGCCTGATCCCGCATACCGCGAAAGCTTGCCGCCTATTCGAGGCCGCGGAGCACGTCCTGCCGGCGAAGAAGAGTGGGTGACGATATGCCTGCAATGACGCCGGAGAAGATTGCATTTCTCGACGCCGAGATCAGCGGCCTACGTGGCCGCATCGGCGATCGCGGCAATTCCGTGCAGCGCGCCAAGCTTCAGATGCTCCGCGACATCCGCGAGGATTACCGGAAGTCAGCTGATGCCGACGCAAAGCGCGAGCGGGGAGGGCAGGAATGAGTGTAGTCGCCTCCAAATACGCACGGATCGAGAACGATCTTTACCAGACCGAACCATGGGCGACCCAGGCTCTTATCCGTCACTTCCCTGTCGCCGGCATGAAGATCTGGGAGCCAGCAGCCGGCAACCATCTGATCGCTGACGTTTTGAAGGAGGCCGGTGCGACGGTCCACACGAGCGACATCGCCACGTACGAGCGGCCCCAGGATCAATGGTTCGATTTTCTGGACGATCTACCGGTCACCTTCGGCGGTGACGGGATAATCACCAACCCGCCTTACGGCGTCCAGAACCGGACGGCGGTAAAGTTCGCTGAGAAGGCGATCGAGAGATGCTCCGGCCTCGTTGCGCTGTTGCTGACCGCCAAGTTCGACTCCGGCAGCACCCGCACGCACCTGTTCCGGGACAATCCGCGCTTCGCTGGGAAGATCGTCCTTATCGACCGCATCAGCCTCCTCTTGAACAATGAGAGCGGGACCGAAGATCACGCTTGGTACATCTGGACCGAGGCGCCGCGCCTGCCGCGGGTGCCTGTCCTGATTTATGCGGGGAGGGAAGCATGACCTTCCTCGAAGCCTACGCCAAGTATGGCCCCGACACGATGGCGATCGCCGAGGCCTTGGCCGTCAAGGAGCATGAGGCCGACCGTCTGATCAATGCGCGATTGAACTGCGGCTACGCAGAGCGCCTTCACGCGCGCCGGATCAAGAAGATCGCCTACGCCGGCAAGGAACCTTTCGTGTCGGAGTGGGCGAGATGATTTCTGATCGTATGTCCGCCGCCGAGTTCCGCGCTATCCAGAAGGCAGATCAGTCTCAGACGCCATCGAAGTACCGCAACAAGAAGACGACGGTCGACGGCATCACCTTCGACAGCAAGCGCGAGGCGCAGTTCTATTCCTCGCTGAAGCAGTTGGAGCGCGCGGGCCAGGTCTCGCAGATCGAGCTGCAGAAGCGCTACCCGCTCGAGGTCAACGGCGAGACCGTCTGCACCTATTTCGCCGACTTCGCTTTCCACGACGCCATCCAGGACCGGTATCGCGTGGTCGATATCAAGGGCGTCGTCACCAAGGACTTCTCTATCAAGCGCAAGCTGATGCGCGCAATCCACGGTATCGAGGTGGAGGTGATCCGTTGACCAACGTCATCGTGCTGAACGACCACGTCGCGAAGGCCTGGGAGGCATACACCGCCGCCCAGCAGCTTGCCGCAACGACCGGTAAACTTGAGGACGGCATCGCCGCCGGCCGCGCGTGGCGCCGCTGGCTCGCCCTCTTCATGAATGAGGAACAGAAGGCATTCATCGGCGGCAAGAGGGCGTCTGCATGAACGCGCCTATGTTCGATGCAAACGCCTACGTCGCCGAGATCGAGCAGAACGTGCTCGGGTCTCTTATGTTCGGTGGTGACAGCGCCGAAACGCTCGCGATCCTGCATGAGCATCATTTCGTTCAGAAGTACCATCAGGTCATCTACCGGGCGATCCGAGCAGCGCGCGACCGCTACAACCTCTGCAATCCGATCCTCGTCAAGAAATTGATCCCGGAAGATCAGGCAGCGGATTTTGAGAAGGTGATCGGCCGCAAGCTGCCAGAATACCTCGCCCACCTGATGTCGTCGGCAACTGTCGGCGCCGCCGGTTCGGTAGAGAACGCGAGGAAGATCATCGAGCAATGGGCTCGGCTCGCCCTCGCTAACGAGGCTGGACGGATTTATGCCGCAGCCAATGATCCGATGGCCGATGTCCGAGTAATAGCTCACGACGCCGCCAGAACGATCGATGATGTCATGGCGGAAGTTCGTTCCGGCGGAAAGCGCAAGTCGCGCGTATCGATCGCCAGTGCAGCGATGCAGGCCGTCACGTCGGCAGCCGAAGCGAAGCAGAACGGTTCCGGCCTCACCGGTATCACCTGGGGCCTTGCCGATCTGAATCGTATGACAGGCGGAATCCAGCGCCGGGACCTCACTCTGATCGGCGCGCGTCCGTCTATGGGGAAGACGACGGTCGCGCTCTCTGTCGCCATCGACGCGGCGAAGGCAGGTGTCTGCTGCGGCATAGTCTCTCTGGAAATGGACGCCGAGAAGCTGGCCGCGCGTGCCATCTCCAATGTGCTCTACGACTGGCGAGGGGCAATTCCCTACGGCGACATCATCCGCGGCGACGTCACCGATGAGCAACTCGACCTGATCGTCAGCGCCCAGGAGAAATTCAACCGCTTGCCGATCATCATCGATGACCAATCGGGGCAGACGGTAACCGACATACGCACTCGCGCCGAGCGCATGCTTGAAGATAGTCGAACGGACGGAAATCCGATGTCCGTCCTGTTCATCGATCATCTCGGTCTTATCCGGCCATCGTCGCGCTACAGCGGCAACCGGGTCAACGAGATAGCCGAAGTCACGTCCGGTCTTAAGTCGCTCGCCAGAGAGCTCGATATCGCCGTTGTGCTCCTCTCGCAGTTGAACCGCGCGCTTGAGAGCCGGGAAGAGAAGCGGCCGATGCTTTCGGATCTCCGCGACTCCGGTGCGATCGAGCAGGACGCCGACATGATCGCCTTCCTGTTCCGCGAGGCCTACTACCTGGAGCGCGCGACCGGCGGGGCTCAGGAGGAGCAGATGGTCCGTGAGGACCGCCTGGATCAATGCCGGAACAGTCTCGAGTTCATTATCGCCAAGCAGCGTAACGGACCGCTCGGTACCGTGCATCTCTTCGCTGACATGGCCTACTCAGCAGTACGGAATGGAGCGCGCCAATGAGCGATTTCCCTTGGGTCAGATTCTTCCCGTCTGACTGGCTCGCCGGAACGCGCGGCATGAGCGCTGTCGAGACCGGCGTCTACATCACTCTCGTCGCCACCATGTACGAGCGCGGCGAACCAATCCCGGAGGACCAGGCGCGCTTGGCGCGTCTGTGCGGTGCATCTAATTCTGCCTTCAAGAAGGCGCTCGACACTCTCATTGAAGAGGGGAAAGTCACGCGCGTCGACGGCGGTCTTTGGAACGATCGCGTCGAAAAAGAGAAAGTCTACCTCTCGGAAAAGTCAGAGGTAGCCCGACGCGCCGGAAAAATGTCAGCCGAAAAAAGAAAGCAAAATCAAGAGGCGGAGGCAACAGGCGTTCAACGGTCGTTCAACGGGCGTTCAACCAAGCCAGAAGCCAGAAGCCAGAAGCCAGAAGCTACGCTTAGCAGCGTAGCCGCGCCGCCGGCTGCGCAGATCGATTTCGACCATCTCCAAAGCAAACTCGCGGATGCCGTTGATGGCAAGATCCAGCCTCACGGGTCATTCGTCGTCGGGCCGATCGCCGAGCTCGTGGCAAAGGGCGTCAGCCTCGAACTCGACGTTCTCCCGGTGATCCGTTCCAAAGCCGAGAAAATGATGCGGCCGGCGCAGTCGTGGGCGTACTTCGTTCCGATGATCCGAGAAGCCTACGAGCGACGCATTGCCGCCGGCCGAGCGCTGCCACCGCCGCCCAAGATCGGCCAGAGCGACGACGATTGGGCGCGCCGTCTCCGTTTCGCGAGAAAGCGTTCAGGCTGGAGCCATGACGAGTGGGGCCCAGCGCCGGGAGAGACCGGGTGCCTTGTCCCGACGCATCTACTGCAGCCTGGCGACGGTCGCGGCTGGCAGGAACTCAAAGCAGAGCCAAAACGGAGCTTGGTAGCATGACCATCCAGCACCGCACCGTTGACATCGAAGCATCGGCCAAGCTCTGGAAGGAAGGCCTGTCCGCTTCGCAGATTGCGAGCAGATTCGGCGTCTCCCGCAACGTCATCGTCGGCCTAGCCTACCGCAACCGCGATCAGTTCCCCGCACGGCAGAAGCGAACGCTTGCTCCGGTAAGGCGTGAGCCGCCACGTCCGCGCAAGCAGGCTCCGGAGCCAACGCCGGAACCGGAGATCCCGGCGACCGCCTATGACGCCGAGCGGCTCCAATCCGCGAAGCAACTCCACCAACTTTCGGCCGGCGAATGCTGCTGGCCTCTGAACACTGGCGGCCCGTACCTGTTCTGTGCGGCGGAAACGACGGGCCGCTACTGCCGAAACCACCATGCAAGGTCCTTGCCGAAGAAATCGAGGGTGAATGAATGACGATGGTAGCGAACAGCAACCGACAGACGGCCTGGTATGCGGTCAGAGCCGTCCCTGGCTATCAGCGGATGGCGACTATGCTCGAGCCTGCGAATGATGAAACGGAGGAGGAGAAGCTTTCCCGCGAGCGGCGCAAGGGCGAAAGCATCCTCGAACGCAATCTCCGCAATGGGGGTATCGACGTTTACATGCCGTCATTCTGGGCGATCACTCAGCATCAGCGCACGAACAAAATGCTGGAGCGCCGCTTCCCGCTGTTGGTCGGCTATGCCTTCGTGAACATCAGCCAGAGGGATTTCGAACGCGTCCGAAACATCGACGGCGTCATGTGCTTCCTTCGCCCCTCTGCTGATCGGGGGCCCATCGTCTTCCCTGACACTGACATCGGCAGTCTCATGTTCGCCGATTTCCAGAAACGACAGCAGTGGGAACGCGAGCGCACAGAGAGGCTGGTCCTGTCTCAAAACCACCGCCGCAATACGCTCAACAAGCGGCTCGGTTTGGTCTTCCCGAAAGGCCGACGAAAGAAAATACCGCTGCGGATGATGGCAGAAGCCGCAATTGAAGATCTATCGCCGGCAAGTCGTCAACAGGTTTTCAAGATTCTCAACGAATTGAAGGCTATGGACAGCGAGATGGAGGCTTGCAGGGCAAGCTCGAGGGCTTTATATTCAGTCGCGTGATTTGGGTGTGCAGTCGGACCTTGCCAACCGCAACGGGAATACTCGACGGCCCAGCCGGGAGCTCTCCAACTCCTGCCCAATGGGAAAATGCATCCAAAATTCAGGGCGGCTTAGACCGCCCTTTTCCAACTCAGATTGCCCGGTAGTGCTGCTGGAAAATGCAGATAGACCCCGACTGGGCAAGCGCGACCACCCGATGACCGCCGTCTATGCGGTAGGGTGGTCGCCTTCAGACATGGCCGGGAACATACCATGCTCGCGAAGTGGACCGTGATCTTGCCTTACTTCATCGTCGAGTGGTTGGCGAAGCGGTATTGCGAGCGGGTGGAAGCGGTCACTGGATACGAGTCCAGCAACCCATATCGCGGCACCATCCTTTCATGGCCCAAGGCCAAATAGCTTCACGTCGGCGTAGAGCAGCCCGGTAGCTCGCCAGCCTCATAAGCTGGAGGTCGCAGGTTCGAATCCTGTCGCCGCAACCACTTTCGTGCCGCCGTGAAAACGGATGGCCGCCTCAAGCAGGCGATATCGGGCTGCCAGACGGTCACAGTTCGGGAAGAGGTGACATCTATCCGCCCATGCTACGGCATGGCTTCCCGAGCAGATCAGGACGGCAGCGAATACGCCCCGGAAACGGAACCGTCCTGACACATACGGCTGCTGAATGTCGTGCAGCAGAGCGCCGGCTTTAACCGGCCACAGCCCGTCTCTGTTCGCAGGGGCGGGTTTTCGTTTGAGGAGACCGCCCATGCACTACCGCTTTGTGGAAGTGGAAGGCGAAGAAGACGACCTCGATCGTGTCGCCAACGAGTGGCGCGCCAAGGGCTACCAGCTATTCCAGGCCGTCTACAAGACCACCTACCGGTGGGTGCTGGTCTTCGAGCGCGCCGATCAGACCTGAACCATTCCCAGCCAGAAAAAAGGAAACAGCATGCACAGCTACCGAAGTATGATCTTCGCCGGCCTGGCTCTGATTGCCTGCGCCCTTGCCATCACGCCGACCGCCGCCTCGGTCCCCATCGATCCTGGCATCAACGCTCCGCTCTCGGTCCTGCATGACCATCAGGCGCCGGTCGCCATCGACATCGCCAAGATGGCGCTGAGTTGCGAAGCGCGGGACACGCCGGCGCCGGTCGCCCTTCGAAGTAGCTTCTCCACCGCCCACATGACCGTGGCCGCTCGCAGCCTGACATCCGGTACCGTCCGCTTCATCGAACTCCGACGAAGATGCTAGCGGACTGACCATAAGAGCACCGCCCCGCAAGCCTGAAAATACAAAGGTTTGCGGGGTTATTTCAGACCGCAGAGCACCACCCGATGTCCCGCTTTGTGCCCTCGTCGAGGGTAGAAACCGCGACATGATAATGCCCAGAAGGTTTCTCCCATGCCCGTCCTGAAAAACGCCCGGCATGAAGCGTTCGCCCAAGAGCTTGCTAAAGGCAAGACTGCCGACGAAGCATACAAGCTCGCAGGCTTTAAACCGAACCGCGGAAATGCTGCGACACTAAAGCAGAAACAAAGCATTTCAAAACGCGTCGCCGAGCTTCTCGAATGGGAGCAGACGGTAGAGCGAAAGGCCACCGAGAAGGCCATAGACAAGCTGGCCATCACGAAAGAGCGTGTCCTGGCAGAGCTAGCCAAGATCGGGTTCGCCGACATCCGCAAGGCGATCAAATGGCAAGGCACGCTGGTGACCGAAGAGGATAACCCGGATGGCGGTGATGTCCTCGTGATCAAGAATGTCGTCACGAACAACGTCCAGCTGATTTCCAGCGACGAGATCGACGACGACACAGCCGCGGCAATTGCCGAGATCAGCCAGAATTCTACCGGCGGCATCAAGGTCAAGTTCCACGACAAGAAGGGCGCGCTCGTGGATATCGGGAAGCACCTTGGCATGTTCGTCGAGCGACACGAGCACTCTGGACCTGACGGCGCCCCGATACAGACAGAGACAAGAACATGGCGGGAAGTGCTGCGCAGCGAAAAGAGCTAGACGCCACCACCCATCTCACCAACCCTGCGCTTCACGACTTTTGGGAAGAGGTCTTCCTCGGGCAGGCAGACATCGCGGTTCTCCACGGTGGACGCTCAAGCTCAAAGACAAGAGACACGGCGTGCCAGTTGGTGCGCCTGGTCGACCATGTCGGAGTAAGGATGCGGGTGCTCTGCATCCGCCGCTTCCAGAACCGCATTCAGGATTCGGTCTATACCGAACTGAAATGGGCGATCAGTCATCTCGGGCTCAGCAAAGCCTTCGACGTCCAGAAGACGACGATCATTCATCGCCGGACCGGCGCGGAGTTCATCTTCTACGGCATCGAGCGGAACCTCGAGGACATCAAGGGCACGTCCGACGTCGATATCCTATGGGTGGAGGAAGCCGAAAAGCTGACCGAGGAGCAATGGACGGTCATCGGGCCGACCATCCGCAAGGAAGACAGCCTGGCTATCCTGCTATTCAACCCGAAGATGGTGACCGACTACGTCTGGAAGAACTTCGTCGTCAACACGCCACCGCACTGCATCGTCAAGCAGATCAACTACACCTCCAACCCGTTCCTCTCGGCCAAGGCGCTGCGCGATATTGCGGCGATGCAGGAACGCGACCCGGAGATGTTCGAGCACGTCTATCGAGGCGTGCCGCTCGGCGACAGCGAGCTTTCGATCTTCAAGCGCCGCTGGCTCGACGCGTGTGTTGATGCGCACAAGGTCCTGAAGGTCAGCCTCACTGGCCGCAACATCATCGGGTTCGACCCAGCCGACGACGGCGAGGACAACAGCGCGACCGCTGACAAGATCGCGGGCGTCTTTGTTGACGCCGAGGACTGGGCATCCGGGAAAGATGAGTTGGTCCAGAATGCCAAGCGGGTATGGGCGAAGGCGAAGCACGCTGGGGCTACTGTCTCGTATGACACGATCGGCGTCGGCGCTTTCGTCGGCGGCTACATCGACGAGCAGAATCAGGCGGACGGCTCCGAGGTCGAACACTTCGCTTTCCACGCTGGCGGCGCGGTCATGGACCCGGACAAACCGAGCGACGCGCTGAACGACAACAGTCCGCTCAACAAGGACGAGTACCTGAACCTCAAGGCGCAGGCCTGGGCCAACACGGCCCGCAGGGCGATGCTGACCTTCAACGCCGTAACCAGAGGGCACCCGATCAAGCCAGAGGACGTCCTGTCATTCTCTTCGGCCATGGGCGCCAAGAAGCTGGACGCGCTCTTCACCGAGCTTTGCGTCCCCTGGTGGGTCGAGAGCGAAGGCAAGAAGCGGGTCGTTCCGAAGGCCAAGCTCAAGAAGGACTTGGGCGTCAAGTCTCACAACCTCGCTGACGCGGTGATCGCAGCGGACAACGTCAACATCGCCACCGGCCCCGCCGCTGCCATGTTCCTGACCAAGAGGCACCGATGAGCAACGTAGTCAGCCTGGTGAATTACGCCCATCGGCGCCTCAGCAGCATGTTCCCGGCCTTCTTTGCCAACGGGAACACGAAACACGACCATTACAAGGATTTCGGCTACCCCGAGAGCCTGTCGTTCACCCAGGTCTACCGGATGTATTGCCGAAACGGTGTCGCGGCCGCCGGTGTCGACAAGACGGTTCGGAAGACATGGCAGGACAATCCTTTCCTCCTCGAAAAGGAGCGCGACGGCTCGCAGGGAGGAGAGGACGACGAAACCACGCTGGAGAAGGAAATCCGCCAGCGCTTCGACGATCTGCGTCTCTGGGCCCGCCTTGCCGAAGCGGACCGCATGTCAATGGTCGGTGCCTATGCCGGCGTTATCCTCCGGGTCGCAGACAGTAAGCGGTTCGACCAGCCGGTCGGTCGCGTCAGTGGCGGCCTCGACGGCCTCGTTGAGGTCATCCCGGCATGGGAAGGACAGCTTGAGGTTTCGCAGTGGGACACGGACGAGACGTCCGAGACCTACGGGCAGCCGAAGATGTTCCAGTTCAATGAAGCGGCCGTCGACACGACGGTCAAGCAGCCTCGCAACCTCGTCATTCATCCCGATCGAGTGATCATCTGGTCGAAGAACGGCACTGTTCACGCCTCGTCGGCTCTGGAGCCCGGATACAACTCCCTGATCGACATGGAGAAGGTTCGCGGCGCCGGCGGGGAGGGGTTCTGGAAGAACGCCAAGTCCGCGCCGGTGCTCGAGGTCGACAAGGAAGCCAAGTTCGACATGATGGCCAAGGCCATGGGCGTGTCGGTTGAAGACCTTGCCGACAAGATGAACGAGCAGGTGGCTGAATATAACGCCGGCTTCGACCAGCTCCTGATGATCATGGGCATGCAGGCCAAGCAGCTCAACGTCACCTTGCCGTCGCCCGAGCACTTCTATGCGATCGCGCTGCAGGATTTCGCCGCGTCCATGAACATGCCGGTGAAGATCCTTGTCGGGATGCAAACCGGTGAGCGTGCCAGCCAGGAGGACGCCAGCGAGTGGGCGCAGACGAACATGTCGCGCCGGGCGAACCAGACGGTCCCGAACATCATGTCGCTCGTCAGTCGGCTGGAACGGTTCGGCATCCTTCCCGAGAGGGATTGGCATCTCGATTGGGCCGATCTCACCGAGGCGTCGATCGGCGAGAAGATCGATCGGGCCAACAAGATGGCCGACGTCAATGAGAAGCTCAAGGACAGCGGGGAGTGGGGCTTCACCCCTGAGGAGATCCGCGGCGCCGCCGGCTACGAGCCGCTGAAGGATTCCGAGAAGTACCGGAACGATCCCACCGATGAAGAGACGGAGGGCGCTCTCGGCACGAAACCAAAGGACATCGAACAATGAAGCACGTCCGCGTCAACGTTCGCAGCGTTGCGAACACGAAGGCTGTCCGGAAGGAAAAGCGCAACGGTCGTGACGTCGTCATCGTGCCGAGCGCTACGCTCCCCGATAATATCATCATGAACGGGATCATGTATCCCGCCGACGAGATCGGGAAGAGCTTTGCCACCCTCAACCGGACGCCGGCTCCGCTCGGCCATCCGATGATCAACGGCAAGTTCGTTTCGGCCAGCGACCCGGAAGGCATCAACCTCGGCTACATCGGCGCATGGAATGAGAACGTACGCCGCGAGGATGGCCGCGTCTTCCTCGACAAGGTCATCGATGTGGAGGTCGCCAACCGCTCGCAGGGCGGCAAGGACGTCCTGGCAGCCATCGAAAAGGGCGAGCCTGTCCACACGTCCACTGGGCTCCTTGCCAACTTAGAGGCCGTCGCCAACGCCTCCGATCACAAACACATCGCTCGCAACATCGTGTTCGACCACGACGCTATCCTCCTGGGAGAGGCGGGCGCGGCCACGCCTGAACAGGGCGTCGGCATGCTGGTCAACGCAAAGGGCGAGCAGGAAGAAATCGAGGTCATCAACTCCTCTCTTACCGAGGAAGCCGACCGAGAGATCGACTGGGCGGGCACCCGTCTCGTCGAAGCACTCAGGCGCCGAGAGAACATCGGCATCTGGGACAAAGTGAAGGCCGCGATCATGGAAGCCGTTGGCTCCGGGCGGGTACCCTCAACCAATCGAAAGGAAGACGAAATGCCTGTCTCTGACGAGCAGTTCAAGTCGCTTTCCGACGAGGTCAAAACCCTCTCGGAAGGCTTCAGCAAGATCGGCGAAACGATCTCCAACGCTGTCACGACCGCCCTCAAGCCGGTACTCGACCAGCAGGCCGAGATGGTCGCCAACCAGAAGGCCAAGGACGACGCGGAACACGCCGACCTGGTCACCAAGATCGTCAAGGCCAACGTCCTCGACGAGGAGACGGCCAAGGCAACCCCGCTCAACACGCTGCGCGCTCTCGCCAAGTCGGCCGAGCCGGGCAAGGCGGCCCCGCTCAACCCTGCCTTCAAGGGCAACAGCGGCGACAAGCCGACCTACAAGCTGCCGGAGGGTGAATAATCATGGCCCGCTATAACAAGATCTTCGCCGGCCCGGTGACCGAACGCCTGCCGCAGGTGCAGGAAGCGCTTGCCGCAGCGGCCATTCTTCCGGGCCTCGCCATCGTCTTCAATGGCAGCGGTCAGTTCGCCATCGCCGGCGCTTCGACCGTCGAGAAGGTCTTCATCGCGCAGGACAACTACCTGCAGATGAAGGGCGTCGATGAAGCCTGGGCATCCGGCGACACGGCAATCGGCATGGAAATGCTGGACGAGCAGTTTTTCAACGTCCGCGTTCCGACCGGCACCAACATCGCCAAGGGCGCTCGCCTGACGACGAACGCCACCGGCCGGTTCGTCCCCGTCGCCGCCGGCAACCGCGTCATCGCGATCGCGGAAGAGGCTTACAACAACACCTCCGGATCGGATCAGCTTGTTCGCGTGCGCGCGGCCAAGGGCCATCTGGCAGCCGCTTAAGGAGCGACCGAACATGCGCTACTTCTCCTCCCAGCTCGTCGCCAACTCCCGAATCCACGCGGGTTGGTGGGACGAGGTACAGGCGAACCGCGAATGGTTCCACCAGACGGAAACCGCGCTGGCGACCGTTCAGAACGCGGCCGCCATCCTGCCGCGCGACGCGTGGCTCGACCTCGACGGCATCACTCGCCGCGTCATGCGCTCGGACGAGGGCCAAGTGTACATGGCCGACCTGATGCCGCTCGCAAAGGCGGTGAACATCGGCAAGCTCGTCCACCTCAATCGCGTCTCCTCGGATGCTGGCACCGTCTTCCGGTCCATGTCCGGCCAGGTCCCGGTTGCGATGGATAAAGTCGTCTACGACTACCGCGGGGCTCCGGTCCCGATCTTCTCCACGGCTTACGGCCGGGAATGGCGGGAATGGAATACGCTGCAGTCGGAGAACTTCGACGCACTGTCCGACGATCAGGAGGCACATACCGCCAAGATCCGCCGTGACATGGCGCTCTATGCTCTCGATGGCGATGCGAACATCAAGGTCGGCGGCTACCAGGCCTACGGCATCCGCACTTCTCCGCTCGCGAAGGCCATCAACCTCGGCGCGGCGGCCGGCGGTGCGAACATCGACCTGACGTCGCCGGCGACGACCTCGGACGCGATCGATACCTTCTTCAGCCAGACGCTTGGCGCCATGCTCGACGCCCAGCTCATCACCGGCAAGGTCAACGTCTACGTCTCGCCGGAGATCGGCCGCAACTTCGACCGCTCCTATTCCGGATCCTCTGGATTCAAGGGCGGCACGCTGTTGCAGTACCTGCTGACGAACCGGCGCATCAACAAGATCGCCGTGACCTATGAGCTGACGGGTAACCAGTTCTTCGGCTTCGTGCCCTCGTCTGAGTTCATCCGTCCGCTCGTCGGCATGGCCGTCAACACGACGGCGATGACCCGCCAGAACCCGACCGACAACTACCAGTTCTTGGTCATGGGCGCGATGGGCATCGAGATCCGGGCCGACTACAACGGCAAGTCCGGCGTCTTCTACTCCACCGACATCGACTAAGGACCGGCCTCGCCTTCTGGCGGGGCTTTCCCTTTCTGAAACCAAGGAGATACGCCGATGAGCGTACGTGTGAAGATCACGAAGCCTGGCATCTTCGGTGCCAAGGGCGAGGTCGAGGTCGGTACCGAACTGACCCTGAAGAAAGAGCCGAAGGCATGGGCCGGCCGGTATGAGGTGATTTCGTCCGGTGGCGAGGACAAGGAAGCGGTGACCGGTGAAGGCTATGCCGTCAACCAGAAGGGCGTGGGCTGGTTCTTCGTCAGCAAGGACGGCGTGCCGATCACCAAGTCGCTCCGCAAGGACGACCTGGAAGGATTCGCCGACATGTCCGACGAGGACAAGGCCGCCTTCGTCGAACTGCACAAGGTAGAGGCCTAATCCATGGCCGGCTACGGTGACGAGGCCGCGTTTCAGGCGTGGCTGACAGAGAACGGCTACACGCTGCCATCTGGCGCGCCGTCGCCTGCCGTGCTCCGAAATCGCGGGAGCCAGTACATCGATGCGGTGTACGGCTCCCGCTTCGTCGGCAGTGTCGTTGATCCGGTCCAGGAGCGGCAGTGGCCGCGCGAGGGCGCCGTCGTCAACGGCAAGCTGATCCCGTCCGACGTCGTCCCGACCGCTGTCATTCACGCATCGTTCTATGCTGCCTACCAGGAAGCGACGAAACCCGGCAGCCTTTCGGTTGTCGGCTCCGGCGCTACCCGCGTGAAGCGGAAGAAGGTAGGCCAGCTCGAGGTCGAGTATCAGAGCACGTCCAGCGAGAGCGAGACCGGCGCCGACCTGACACCCATCATTTCAGTCGTAGACGGCATGTTGGCGCCTTTCCTGCGCGACGACAGCCTTGTCTGCCTCGGTATTCTCTCGGTTGGCTGCTGATGGCTACGTTCGACTATGCCGATATGCAGGCTACTGCGCACGAGCTCATCGAGGAGTTCGGGCAGGCGGGTGTCGTCACCCGACTTGAGCCGCCAGATCCGGTCTATGGTGGCGATCCCGTCCCGACGCCTTACCCGGCCACGCTGGTGCCGATGGCCTATGAGGCCCGCTACATCGACGGCACGGTCATCCAGACCGGCGACATGCAGATTTACATCTCTGCGGTTGGTCTCTCGATCGAGCCGACCGTCGGCGACGTCGTCACCGCCAATGGGAAAGACTACGCCATCGTGACGGGGGACCCCAACAAATACGACGGCCTGACCAACGTCGTGTTCATCGTTCAAGGAAGGATTGCATCATGAAAATCCGCTTCGTGAAGAACTACAAGGGCCGCGGCGTCGGCGATACGGCTGACTTGCCGGATACCGAGGCGCGGGCGCTGATCGGCATCGGCCTGGCCGAGGAAATGCCGGCAGAGAAGCCAGCCAAGAAGGTCGAGAAGGAAGCGCAGCAGTGAACCGGCGCTCGTTTCTTGGCTTTGCCGTTGGCGGCGCCGTAGCTGCTCCCGCAGCCATTCTCGTCGGTGAGCGCGTAGAGGGCTTTCCGAAGCCTTCAGCCATGCCCGCAACAGGCGTTGCCCTCCGTCAAGCCCAACAGGTCAGCGTTATGGTCACGGGTGCTGACGGGGACGCGCGTGTTCGTCGGCTTGTACAGGAAGGTGTCCAGAAGGCGCTTTCCGAGCAGCGGACCTTTGCCCATCGCAAGGGGCGATAAACCTTGGCCTCTCTCCGCCAGCAGCTCGACGCCCTCATCGAGGAGCTTTCCCCCGCAATGGAGAAGGCCTTCCGCGAGGCGATCGAGGACATCAAATCCGAGATCGTCTTGAAAGAGGTCGTCGAGCGGCTGGAACGCCGAGACGTGGAAGGTGCCATCGCGGCACTTCACATCGACCCGGCAGCCTTCCGGCCGCTCTCCGAAGCGATCCGGACTGCCTTCAATTCCGGTGGCCTCCTGGTCGTCAAGAACATGCCGCGCCTGTCGGACCCGGCGGGCGGACGTGTCGTCTTCCGCTGGGACGTTCAGAACCAACGTGCCGAGCAGATCATCCGCGAAGCCTCGTCGACGATGATCACGCACGTCACCGAAGACACGAAGCAGATGGCCCGAGAGCGGATCGAAGCTGGCTATGCCAAGGGGCAGGGGCCGAACACCATTGCGCTCGATATCGCCGGCCGCGTGAACCGGGTCACCGGTCGCCGTGAGGGCGGTTTGCTTGGAATGACGTCGCAGCTCGCCCGCACCGTCGAGAACGCGCGCACGGCGCTCCTCTCGGGCGACGTGGAGGGCATGAAGCACTACCTGACGCTGACGCGCCGGGATAAGCGCTTCGATCGTCAGGTCGCCAAGGCGATACGCGAGGGCAAGCCGCTTCCGGCCGACGACGTCCAGAAGATCACCGGCCGCCTGGCGGACCGCTATGTCCAGCTCCGGGCCCAGACCATTGCCCGGACGGAAACGCAATCCTCGGTCCACGCCGCGAAGCATGAAGCCTATCAGCAGGGACTGGACCGCGCCGGCCGTGATGCAAGCCTTGTCACCCGCCGTTGGCGTTCGGTCGGCGACGGACGTGTCCGCCACACGCACCAGGTCCTGAATGCCGAAGAGGTGACAGGCATGGACCTGCCGTTTCAGTCGCCATCGGGCGCTATGATGCGCTTCCCAGGCGATACCAGCCTCGGCGCCGGAGCTTCCGAGATCATCGGCTGCCGCTGCCACGTCGAATATAACTTCGACTTCGCCGAGGAATACGCCAGATCGCGAGGCCGATAATGGCTGAGAACAATCTGAGCTTCGCCGCACAGGTCTCGGAGTGGGTGCAGGCGGAGAAGGAGCGCGAGGCGGCCGTCCTGCGCACTGCGGCGCAGATGGTCGCGAATAACGTCCGGAGATCGGTTGCGGAGGGTGGACGAATCCCGGTCGATACCGGCAACCTCAAGAACTCGCTGATGGCTTCGACTTCCACAATGCCGCGCGTTGATGAGGGCGAGAGGCAATATCCAGATCAGAGCGGAGAGATCGAGCTCATCATCTCCAACCTCGATGTCGGCGAGACGCTCTACCTCGGATTTCAGGCGGCTTACGGCCCTCGCATGAATTACGGCTTCGTCGGGCAGGACAGTCTGGGCCGCGTCTACAATCAGCAGGGTTTCGGATTTGTCGATGCTGAAGCTCAGACCTGGCCGCAGACGGTCAAGGAAGCTGAGGCGAAGGTTCGCGGTCGCTTTGAAGCGGGTCCGTCCCCTCGGACATGATGATCAGAGCCTTTTGAAGGACATCGAGATCGCGGATCGCGGCGAAAAGCACCTGCCGGCCGTTCTCGGTTCGCACTGTCTTGTTCAGCAGCAGCGATTGCGCCTCGTGCAGGAGGTCATGCACCTCGGTATCTGAGAGCGCTTTGTTTTCGGCCATGGGCCTAGAGGTAACAGATGGCTGATACGGTTGAAATGAAAATCTATCAGGCGCTGCTGCTTCGATCTCAGGCGTTTGTCCCGCCGGCCGGTGTCACCGTCGTCCTACCCGGAGTGCCTTTCGCGCCGACAGCACAGAGCAAGTTCGTTTCGGTCGAGGTGCACTTCAATCGCTCGATCGAGACCGACCTGTCGCTTGTGATGGACCCGATCCGGCAAGGCTTTGTGCGCACCAACGTCATGTGGCCGAAAGGCTCCGCGATTGTCGACGGATACAATCTCGCGGGCCAGCTTCGCGCGCACTTCCGCCGCGGCACAAAGCTGTTCCGGACCGACACTCAAGTCCGTATCGACGAGGATCCGGAAATCGGCGTCCTCGTGACAGGGGATACCCACCACAACATACCCGTCACCACCCGGTGGCGCTGCTACCCGCAAGTTCCGGCCTGAGTGGCCCGCCGTTTCCCGCCCCTTCGGCAAGGGCCTCACTGACAAGAGGAAATGACCATGGGTCAGCTCTATCCGGTCGCCGGCGCCAAAATCTATATGGGCCCGGCTGTCACCACCGTTCCCGATGATGCAGACATCGTCGAATCGTTGTTCTCGTCCGTCACTTTCACCGAAATCAAAGGTTGGCAGACGATGGGCGCGATCGGCGACGCCGCCGCGCTGATCACCGAATCCATCATCTCATCTGGTCGCGACTGGAAGGGGAAGGGAACCCGCAACGCCGGCTCGATGCAGAACAACTTTGTCATTCTTCCGGATGACGTCGGGCAGATTGCTCTGATCGCCGCCGAGAAGACCGATTACAACTATCCCTTCAAGCTCGCCTTCGACGACGCGCCGCCGGCGAAGACGTCGACTGTAACGATGACGATCGCGTCTCCCGGCGTTATCTCGTGGGCCGCTCATGGCCTTGCCGCCGGCACCCCGGTTAAGTTCTCGACCACTGGCGCTCTGCCGACCGGCCTCACGGCTGGCACCACCTATTACGTCGTCAGTCCGTCGGCAAACGACTTTCAGGTCGCGGCAACTCCGGGCGGGGCAGCGATCGCCACCAGCGGCACGCAGTCGGGAACCCATACCGCCACGACCGCGCCGACGGGAACGACGAAGTATTTCTACGGGATCGTCATGACCGCCCAGGAGAACGGCGGCGGCGCCAACACGGCTCGCCTGCTGCAGGGCAATGTCGAAATCAACA